AGAAAAAGCTTTAGCTGATGTAGAACAGTTAAAAGATAAGGTGAGAGCCAATGGAACGAGTCACTAGAAAAATTGTACAATACTTGGAAGACATGGAAAAGAAAGCCAAACAAATGAACTTTACTAAGAATTTAAAAAAAGAAGTTGAAACTGGCAAGCATGGTACACAAAAATATGTACTAAAGCAAGGACCCAACAAAGGTAAAACAGTATGACAGAAGTTGTTATTGCATTGTTGATGATTGTTAATGGTGAGATTAAAGAACATAGAATACAAGAGTCTATGTCTCATTGTTTAAAAGGTAAAAGAATTGCTATGCGTGAATCTAAAAAACATATAGAGTATCATTGCCTAAAATCAGAGGCAGAGACAGAAATTTATTTAGGTGAAAAATCTATAAAAAAGCTTATATTAAAATAATGAAAATTACAGCAGAAATAGTAAATGGTAAATGTCCAACGTGTGATGAGTTTACAATGTTAGTTGGACTTACAAAAGAAATGTATAGATGCATGAATTGTGGAGCTGATTTAGAGCAACACATAAATGGAAAGATAAGTTACTTACCACACATAACTAGACCCGATGATATGAATGTGTTTGTAAAAGAATGGACAGATGGCCAAAAAATCTAAATACGGGTTATCCACAGCACCTCGTGATAAACCTAAAAAACGGCCAGGACGTCATAAGAAGTCAAGAAATAAACAGGAAAAACGTCAACAAAAAAATCAAAAGAAAGGTTGACATAATCATATAAAGTCCTACATTCTAGGTATGAAAGAAAAAATAATAACTATAAAAGTAGACGGTGCATTGCCTGGACAATGGTCTAGTCTGTTGTTAGAACTTAACTTAATGAAACGAGCGTGGAAATCTTATGGTGTTAATATCGATATGAAAGCACCTGGATTAAAAAATGTTTTAACTCATGGAACGAAAGTAAATGATGACGCAAAAAAAGTTAGACAAAACAGCAATTAAATATAATAAAACTAAAGATCCAAAATACAAGGATCAATGGTATAAGCTAGTGGAGAAAACGTATGGATCTAATACTATTAAACGACGGATTGTATCAGTTAGTAAGTGTCACAAAAGAGATGATGGAACATATCTCATTATTGGACAAAGTGAATTGCTTTGATTTATGTGACATACTACGAGTACATTTGACCACGTATCACGAACCACCGTTTAACTTACATGTAATGAAGGATGGCACTGGTGCTCTTATTGGGTGTATTTGTAACTAGTCTTTTGATTTTACCTGCAGTTCTTTTACTGTGGATGTGGAATCAAGAAACACCTACCCTAAAGAGGGAAAAAAGTAAGGGTAGGTAATGGTGAGAAATTATCTCGCTGTACCATTATTCTGCCATAATGTCAAATACTAGGTTTTTCTGGTGTGCAATAAAATTTTACATACATATTATACTGATTAACATCAGTTCTGCCTATTTCTTTCATCTTTTTTATAGATTCTTCATAACCAAACATAAGGCAATCGTATTGAGTATTAAACCTCTCAGGCCACTCATATGGCTTTAAACAAGTACCCGCAACCTGTGAACAAATTAATAAACTTAATAATATTTTCATTGACAATCCTATAATATCACCTATATATGGGTTATTAAATATGAAAGGAAACGCATGACAGACATGAGTAAATACAAAAATGTTTCTCTAACAAAAGAAACATACGCTACTTTAGATAAGTTATCAAAGGTATTATTGCCCGACGCTAAATTATCCATAGCAAAAACAATTGAATCAATTGCAAATGAGAAAGCGAAAAAACTAAATGGCAAAATTAAAAAAAGCTAAAGTAACAGTAACGATATGTCCTACCTGTAAAGGTAATGGATATCTAAAAGTTGCAACAGAGGGTAAAGATACAGTGCACCAATGTTGGGACTGTGATTCGGAGGGTGAGTTCTATGAGACAACTGATATGGGTTGGATTGATGATGGTACTTCTGACAGCTTGCACTAGTAGTAAGTTTGAAGGATTCGATCCGTTAACTTCAAGTTTAAGATGGATATTAACAAGTGATAAAAAATGATAGGTTTATTTTTTATGGGTATTGTAGTTACAGTTATTGTAATGGCTGTACTGATACATGTGAGGAAATATGATTCCTGATACAGACAAATCATATATTGCAGGATTGTTTGACGGTGAAGGCAGTGTGCTTTTTACAAGAAAGAATGAAAAGAAAAAGAAACACAACGGTAAGGGTTATCGAATTAGTAATTCGATACGAATTAATATGGAGATAACCATGACAGATAAGTCTGTTATCTTTTGGGTTCATGACATTTTAGGTTGTGGAACTGTTACACGTAAACCAAGAAAAGGATTTAGAAAAGATGGTACAAAATACTTGATGCAGTGGCGATGGCGATGTACATTTAGAGATGCATACTATGTGTGTTGTATGATCTGGCCCTGGGCTCATACAAAGTTACCAAAGATTACACAAATTATAGAACATTATGCAAAACAAAGTTTAGATAATAAGATCATTAGTTTAGAAGAATATAAGGAGAGAAAAAAATATGTCGAAAGGTAAAAAAACAAAAAACCCACAGATAGAAGTTAGAACTTTTAACTGGGGTCCATGTGTTATTAAACTAAAGATACAAGATGATTTTAAAAAAGTATTACTCGATGAGATTAAAAAATCTGCTGAGAGTTATAATCATAAACTCGCAGGTCAAATAGAAAAAGAAATAGGTTATACTGAAGAGTCTAGAAATAAAGTTATACCATATCTCTCACCGTATCTTGGCATATACGATCAAATGTTTCAGAAGTATCAAGGCAAGTTACATGATTCAAAACCAGAATATGCATTGACAGCTTTATGGTGTAATTTTCAACGTCAATATGAGTTTAACCCACCACATGACCATGATGGTAAGTTATCGTTTGTAATTTATTTATCTGTGCCAGAACCATTACAAAAAGAAAACGCTAAGTATACTGGTAAGAGCTGTGGCCCTGGTGGTATTCAGTTTATGTATGGAGAAGGAATTAGAGATTGTATTACTTACATGTCATACTTTCCTAAAGACGGGGAGATGTTTATCTTTCCTGCATGGTTAAAACATTGGGTTAGTCCGTTTAATTCTGATTGTGTACGTGTATCTGTTAGTGGTAATGTACATGACTCAGCACCTTTAAATCAAATTAAGAAAGGAGCATTGGTAAAAGAATAATGTTTGATAAGTATATATACCAAGGACTACATTTTTTAATGGAATGGTCTGGTAAAATTAATTCCTGGGCTTGGCGTAAACACGCTAGAATATTAAGAGATAAACAAAGCAAAGAGATGGAAGACTTGATTAGGAACCAAGAGAACAGCGCATACTTAGAGGAGTTAAAAAGAAAGCTATGATTAAGAAAGAAAAATGGGATGGTCGATCAAGACCCACGACTAAAAAATATAAAGAAGGTTATGATAGAATCTTCGGTAAAAAAATAAAAAAAGATGAAGAAGTAATTGGTTATTATTATGATGGCTACCAAGATAAGGGTATTGAAGTCTTAACTGAAAAGAAAAAAAGAACATGATGGATGATAAGGACATAGAAGAATATCATAACATTGGTCGAAAGATTAAGAAGAGTGATCGATATACCTACGTCGACGCTGCAAGGATCGAGGATCATGGAACACGGCTCTATGATGTAAATGGTTCTAGACTTCCTTCGGTTACTACTGTATTAGGGCGTACCAAAAATACTGAATTTTTAACCAAATGGAAAGCTAAAGTCGGTGAAGCAGAAGCAGAACGAATCAAAAATGTATCTAGTAGTAGGGGGACAGCTATGCACAAATTCCTGGAACACTATATCCTCGGAACTGGCTACGATGATCTTACAGAACTCGGACAGAAGGCGAAAACCATGGCCGAAAAAATTATTGATGTGGGTCTCACACCGGTTGGTGAATGGTACGGTTCGGAAGTTACGTTATATTACCCGGGCCTATACGCAGGTTCGACAGACCTTGTCTGTTCGCATAACGGTCGTGAAACTGTTGTTGACTTCAAGCAGTCTAATCGTCCGAAGAAGAAAGAATGGATCGAAGATTATTATCTGCAAATCGCAGCATACGCCATGGCACACGACTACGTACACAACTCCAAGATTGAACAAGGAGTTATCATGGTATGCACGCCTGACCTATATTATCAAGAATTCACAGTCGAAGGACCTGAATTAAGACGTTATAAACATGAGTTTTTGAAAAGATTGGACATGTATTATGACCTAGTTCATGATGAAAAAGAGAAAGCAAAAGTAAATATTACAAAGGAGGATTTTGATGTCAAAAGTTAAATGCGTAGAATGTGGTGACGAATTGTTAATTGAAGAGTTACCGGAAAATAGAGAGCCAACACCGATTGCACATCCACAAGAATGTTGGGTATGTTTTGTAAGACATGCGGATACCGATAGACATGACGATCCAGAAGAGCACGAAAGGTTTATTAAAAAACAAATTGAAAAAAGAGAAGAGAGAAAAAAACAAAAGGAAGGTACACTACAATGAATGATATGTTATTTACAACGCTCATAAAAAGATATGAATCAATTATTGAAGATGCAAAGTATAAAATACAATCTTTTAATGAAAACAATATTATAATACCTGAGCATATAGATATTACAGGTGAGGTTGACAAACTATTACAAATTATTGCAGAAGCTGAGGACAAAGTGGCCGTAATGAGGAGACATTATGGCAGAAAAGAGGCAGACAAACAAATTCTCTAGGGTTCGCAAATTGATTCTAGGGTTCGGGATTGCCTTTCTACCCTTCGCAGCGCGAGGGGTAAATTTTACAAAAAAGGCTGTAATTTAGAATGATTCTAAAAAAAGGTGTTTTTTTAAGAAAATCCCGAGGGGTAAATTAAAATCCCGAGGGGTCCCCGAGGGGTAGCGCGAAGGCTAGAAGTGTTGATTTATAACGATCCCGAAACCTGCGAGGGGTAAATCTGGAAAAAAAGTTTTTTTCTGAAGTTGGGTACAAAATTATTTGTAGGTATCGGGGGTATTGAATTGTGTTCGAAATGTGGCAGCTAGACTGATTTGAACTATTGTACTATAAGATTGTATGCCTAAGAAAAGAAGAAAAGCTATCATCACTGAAACGACTCCGGATATACCTTTTCAAAAGGTTAGAGTGGAGTGGATCGATTGTGTTAGTGACTCTGGCTGGGCTACGGACAAAGAGTTTGATAAGATGAAACTTGCAAGACCTGTTAATGAAGGTTGGTTATATTCTAAAGATGATAAGTCTATAAAATTATTTGCGTCTTACGATAAAGATGAAGATGGTATTACGTTTGGGGATCGGACGATGATTCCTCGTCAGTGGGTGAAGAAGATTCAGAAGTTATAGATGCAGGAGTTACATTTATTAACTGTCCGTAATCGTCTATTATCTGTTTCATTTTTGCTTCTAGCTCTTGTTCTGATAGGTCCTCTAACTTTCCTGTTTTTATTATCTTTCTATCTATGTATAGTCCTGCTGCTTTTCCTCTGTTTGCTTCCGCATTCACTGCAGAAGAGAATGATCCTTTTTTTAAAGCGGCCTCTCTAAGTCTAGCAAGTTCTGCTACGTGTCCTTCGTAAGTGACTTCATGTTTTCTAAGTCTTTCTTCTTTTAGTTCGCCTATATGTTTAACAACAAGCGGAGAATATTTTGGATTGGTTAGTTCCGATCCTTCACGCATAGCTCTGTCCTTACTGTACCCAGCAGCGATAGCAGCTTCACGTTTAGTCATTGGCCCATCAGGTCCACCGAATACTAAGAACTCAGCGAATCTTTGTTGCATTTCTGTTAATCTTTTTGGTACTCCCATAGTTGACAATTTAAGGGAACTATCCTATAAAGTCAATAGATGAAAGATGACAGAGGAGAACTAGATTTAACAAGACGTATTGATGAGTTAGAAGAAGCTCTTGATGGTTATGTGCAGTTAGTCGTAATGCAAAAGAATGAGATATGGGGATTGAAAAAAATACAGTTTGAGAATGAAAGTAATAAAAACTTATTGCAAGGTTATAGGAAAGTGATAATAGATTTAAGTAACAAGTTAAGACGTGAAGATTCATGAGAGTACAAGACTTGCAACTATTCTTAAGTCAATTTACAAAAGGTTCCGACGCTGTAAAAAACGCTGTTATCTATGTAGAGATAGGAGGAAAGTTACATGCGATCCGACGTATGGAAGTGCACGAAAATGCAGTTCCAATTATAGGACAGCCAGGTCATAGTGCACACAGATTAGTTTTAAAAACTGAGAAACCTTCTAAACTTATCTTGCCAGAAAAGCTTCAACGGGATTACTAACTTCCCTTGAAACCAGAACAAAAATTATATGCAAAACTTAAAAAATCTATACCTGAAATATCGTGGATCCGGCTTGAAAATCTTAGCTTATCCGGTACTCCTGACTTGTTGGGGTATAATACTTCTGGGCACTTTTTTACAGTAGAACTAAAGGTCTGTAAGGGGAATAAAATACGTTTCTCACCACACCAAATAGCGTTCCATATTAAGCATCCACAGAATAGTTTTATCTTGGCAGAGACCCTTGATCAAAGGTGCTTGAAACTTTTTCCAGGGTCCTCGATCCTGAAGCTTGAAGCTTGCGGCTTGGAGCTTGAGCCTTTGTGCTTAGGGCTTGAAGCTTGTCGCTTGTATCTTTCAAAGCTTGGAGCTTGAAGCTTGGCGCTTGTGGCTTGAGGCCCGGACCAGGTGCACGCTGCACTCGCGCCGTCGCGCTCGCTCCGCTAATGACCTGATCCGAATTTATTCCACGCGGGAATTCTTTAATGCTTACCATAAGAAACTGTTTTAATTTTTGAATCCCAACATTGTCTGCAGTCTCTGCACTCATTGTTTTGTTTGGGGGCCGGGCAGCTGGCGTTGCTGTTAACAACCTCCGAACTGTTAGGCCACGAAGCAGGCGCCCGCTGGTCTACCATGGGCGCGCTAAATCGTATGACTAAATTGTTTGGCTTATCCTGAAGATGGTCCTTTATCCACGCTTCTCTAGTTGGCATCCAATGCTTTTTTGTAGGTGTTAATCTACAAACTTCATAAATTTTATTTAAATGATTTAAATCTTGTACATCGCCTGAGTCATGCCATCTAAACACATCAGGCTTTTTAGAATTAATTAGTGTTGCCATAGCTGTGACCCAAAGCGGATTTGATATAGCTGCCAGTCTTCTATATTGCGCTTCTTGTACAACTTTAAAAACATAGCAGCCTTTGAGCGCGTAACAGTCGTAACAGACTGAGCCCTTAACCTTCTGCAGCTTGCCGCCAGTTTTGCATTCTTTGGCTGGTATACCGATTGACCATCCAGGCATTTTTGACGGTTTACTCAGGCCACCGACTAAGGCCCATGCTTCACTTGTTTTCATAAATACTTTCTCCTTTAATCTCCTTGATATCATAATATAACTTTCTTGTCAAGCTGGCTGCTTGAAGCTTGCAGCTTGAGGCTTGTTGCTTGTAGCTTGGGCCTTGATCCTGCAACCAGCGCCAGTGGTTAATTAATATTTTGTTATACTCTGGACCGTGGTTAGCGTTTGTCTCATAAATTTTTCTAGTCATAATTCCTTTCTTAGGACCAGTCTCTTCACACTAGTGGATCCATGGACCACAGCACTAATAGACTGATCCCAGGTCTATTACTTTTGAGCTTACTATTCCTTTACAGGCGCAGTCCCTATAATAGACCAGGGATCAGTCCTCTGAATTACAAAGACGGCCAACTAGTGGCGGTGTGATGCAACCCGAGGTTGTCCCTACTATTTGAGTTTATAAGCTCGTAATAGTAAAAAGGAGCTGTCTCCTATATAATACTTGACAATCCTTTTGTCAAGTGCTAATTTCAAATCAGAAAGGATAAATAACTATGAGCAAAACAATGACTAAATATCAACTTGACCATTTTAGGGACAAGGTGAAAAGACAGTTTAACCCAATGATTGATGAGCAAGAATTATTGGTTAAACAATTTAAGACTGAGGCAACTGATAAAGCTGTTTCTAAATTATCTAAAAAGATTGGCGCAGATACAATCATTAATAAATTTAGAGAAGCAGAAACAATGTTAAAAGAAGCAAGGGCAACAGCTCTTACTTTTTTTAATAAGAAAAAACCAAAAGACCAGGAGTTAAATTATAACTTTAGGAATGGCAGATCATCTTGGAATGATAGTGATTTGTCTCTTGCAGATTGTGAGGACCAATTAAGAGAATGGGCCTCCGAACTTGCTGAACGTGAAATAGAAAAAAGGCCCGAGGGTGCAAAACTCCGACAGCTTAAAGAACTTAAAACAAAAGCTCTTGATGTTGTTATGGAAAGCGGAACCCCTGATAGCTTGGCTATTGCACTGGACCAAGTATCTAAAAAGATTGGCTTAACTTGGAACACTGATGTTCAGGCGCTTCCAAACTTTAAACAATAACATTTGACAGGGACTATTCTATAATATAGGATAGTCCCAGAAAGAGAGAAATAAATATGACTAAAACATTTTATATAACTTACTGGGCAAGTAAGCATAAGAAGCACATAACAAGAAAAGGTAAGCATGATGAAAAAAGCAAATATGGAACATCAAAACAGGGTGTCCCTTATTATGTTTATTATGACTTAGATAGTCATGGTTATAGAACAGCAACAACAGCATGGAAAGTGAGGCACTAATGGAATATGTATTATTAATTGTAATAATAGGAATAGTTGCAATGGGTGTTTGGGTAGCCAAACACAATCAACAATTTATTGACAACAAAAATGCACAGGCTAGATTAGACCAAGCATATAAACAAGCACAAGAAAGAGAGAAAAAATAATGACAGCCGAATTAATAGGAAGAATACTAATGGTACTAACAGGCTTTGTATTAGCAATGTTAGGTGTAATAACTTTCATACACACAGGCGAACACAAAGTATTAGGAATATTAATTTGTTTTGCTGGTACTGTCACAATGTTTTCAGCGTTACCAGATAACAGGTATTGACAATGATTGATCTATCCTATATGTTCAAGGACATGGCAGATATAAAAATCAAAACAACTAATCCATTCTCTGGTGAGTCTATTATGTTGACACAACAAGAGTTAGATACTTACAATGGTATTATGATTGCACAAGTACAAGCCGACGAAAAAGACGGTGACGATCCATTATGGCAAGTAGTCAGAGACGGTTTAGATTGGTTTAGAAAAAACAACGCTAAGGCTTACATGGTCTTACTAGATTAACTCTCTTACCCCTGGCCCTAACGGGCCAGGGACATATGACCGAGCAGCTGCATGCTCGAGTGGGATAAGGCCGGGCCGCCCCGACTAAAAAAGGCCCGGTATCATGTCAATAGAGGTACCAAACCAAATCCAAACATCGCTAATTGCTTCGACCCTATCCCCCCTTTTATACAAAAGGGGTCCCACTACTCTAGGTTGTATTGCTTGATTTACACAGCTTTAGCTGGTAAAAACATGTTGAACACTTTAAACATAGTGCAAAAAAATTTTAAAAAT